CCCGCGTCAGGTGTCCCAGGTAGAGAAAGCCTTCGGGCCTTACTCAATACCTGATCATCTTAATGGGGCGCTTTGCGCCTCATCGCGACTGAAATGGCAATGCCATTCAGTTTACTGGCTGTCACAATGTGACATCCAGATTCGGCATGCCCTTCATGAGCATGTCGTACAAGGACACATCCACTGGATGTGCCTTCTCCCAGTCGACAGTGTCGCTGGTTGTATCAACGGCATCGCCGTTTTCATCGATGAACTCGGTGGTCATCGTATTCAGGTCGATAAAGTACGCTTTGCGTGCTTCTTTCTCGGCCTTGAAGATATCTTCAGTCCTAATAGGTTCTGAAGAGTTTACCTCGTCGAAAGTTTCGAGGAGGTCCCAGCACCGTCTGAGACGATGCTTGATTGGAGCCACTTTGAGCGAATCGCTTGTGGCTTTACCCTGAAGGAGTCGCCTTATAATATAAGGCTTCTCTATCAGTTCTCTGACAGAATCTATAGGATAGATTTTGTCTTTCTTTGCGCGGTAAATTACCGCAGCAAATGTAAGTTTGTCCCCATCGGGGTCATACTTTTGCACGACATCTTCCTTTGGAATTTTGTCGAAAAGCCAGAGGATTTGATCCTCGGCTTCAGCACAGAAGTTATCAACTTCTATGCCTCTTTTCATCTGTGGTTTCCACATTGATGAAAGAGCGCGCCTTATTTTAAGGCGCGTGTCCTTCCCGTCAAGGATAGCCTTATAGGCTTTCCTGAAAATGACAGGGAGGTTCTCTGCCGATCTTTCAAGATTGACAGTGAGACCGAGTCCTCCAAGAGGCTCGGGCATGGCAACAACGGCGGACATTGTCCTTTGGTTGTTGCTTGGCAAGTATTGGTTGAACCGATACTTGAGTCTCGAGATCGCAATGCGACCCTTGAGCTTCATCGAGTCCTTTAAGTACCCGATGGATCTGGAAACTGCTTTGCATTTTCCGATGTAAGAGGAAACTTCGTTTTCTCTTTCTGACCCCTTCCTAAAAGGCGAGAGGTTCTTAATCTTTATAGAATCTATAAAGATCGTTTCGCTGTATCTTTGATCAGCGATGCTCGGACTTAGGTTAATAACCATGTCCTTGAAATACAGCAGCTTCTCAGTGTAAGCTACTGCTACCTTGGACAAGCCATGCTTGCCCTCGGACGGTATACCCCCGACTAATCTGTGATTGTCGGAGATTCCGTTGAGATACTCCTTAGGGCCGACCGCAATGTGGTCGTCACCCCCAAGATGAAATACCCTCCATGAGGGTATGTTTCCTAAAGGCGCATTTATTGGCACCTTTAGATACTCTGCGAGCGCAATGCGCTCAACACAGAGACCCAATAGGATTAACATTGGCTTTGCCACTGGTTCTCCCATTGGTATACCCCGTTTTGTCACAAATTGCGACATGTCGGGGAACGTTACCTTTCTACTAGAAAGGAACGGCGAGAGGACATCATATGTCCTCCGTATCTGGTAGGTCTCAGTGAAACCTGCCATCATAGCATCTGCTATCTTGAACACGATCGTATCGGTCGCGTTCTTGAGGTCAGATGCTAGTACCCAGTGGTCCTCATTGAGGCGTGTGCTGGGGTAGTTCTGGAAGACGCTTAGCGACTGCCAGGCTTGATCTGCTCGCAACATAACGCTGTGGGCAGAGGGATGCTTTGCGAGAATCTCACAAAGCTGATGAGAGTACGGTTGTTGTACAACCTGTACCCACCACTGCGTGCACGTTACGATGCGCGCTTTACCACCAGGTTCCGATACGGTAACCTGGCGTACTGGCAGAATAGTATTACTATTCAGCCATTCTCTGTACTTTGAAAAAGCACAGAGGTACAGGACCTTACCAAGGTCCTTGTCTGCACCGACAAGTTCTACTTGTCGGTCGATAATCTTCCCGGTATCTTCCTGGAAGAATTCCCCGGCTTTGCCGGAGATTTGCTGCCACCTGGTTCTACCAGGCTGCAGTATAACAGTCTCGCCACTGTACGGGACTGTTTCCAGCTCGCTTGGCGAGCTGTTGCACCAAGGGATAATATCCCTTAGTGCTTCGGTCGACATACCTCCTATGTCGACTGATGCATCTAACGATCCACTGGACGTTAGAGATACGTGTGAGACCATTGGCCTCACGCCTGACCATAGGTGCGTTAGCAGATTTCCAAGATATCTGCCCGCATCTAGGTATTTCCTCTCGAGCTCCAATGGAATTTCGAGAGTATGACCGGTAATCTCCTTGTAGGTCTTTACCGCTTTCGCCTCCGCCTTATCATCGCCATTGGCGAGATTTCTGGTGGAGATGAGATGAGCCAGGCTTTCAGCCTGTCTCTTGTTAACCATACCTTGTAGGTACGGTTTGAATTCCTCCTCATCGAGTAGGAATTTGAAAAGGTTCCCTAATAGGGAAACCTTTTTAATCCCCTCAGTCTGACAGGCTGAGGTTTGAATGTAAAGGACAAAGTCCTTCCATTGTCTTATAACGTCAGTGACGCTATAAGTTGAGACTTTAAGTATCTTCGGAACAAGGTTCCGGAGTACTTTACGTCTTTCTCTTGAGAAGAGTTTCTCCTCAAAGAGTACTAGACAGTCTATTAGACTGTCTAGATTCTCGAAAATCATTTTGATTTTCGATACCGGCCGGTTACATAGTATCCGGCTGTCACGCCTGCTCATTGACCAGGCGGTACACAGGTAGGTTTCTAACCTTTTCCTGTTATTGGCGTATTGCTTTGCTTTACGCCTTTTCCCGGTCCTGTTATTAACAGGGAACCGGTAAATCTTTTGGGGTGGGTTCCACATTGTGGTTCCGTCCCAGAAGGGTATCAAACGCTCCTCCTCATTGAAGAGAAGCGTACGGGCCTTATTCGATATCGGGCCCGGTTTTCCTAGGCTCATTGAGCCCGTGGACGCGTCCGCGAACGATGGCGATTCACCATCGTAGGAGCTTAGCTCCTCATCGTCATTGACGATGTCAGTCGGATGTGAAAACACCTCACGGGGGGACCCAAAGGTTCCTCCCAGTGTGTTCACTTTTACGCGGGGTTCTGTG